CATAATTTCTAATTTACAAATACATATAATCCACCACCATTGTCAACATAAACACCCGCATCCTGCGCCCAAACATCATAAGTTAATCCTGCATTTACAATAGCCCCATATCCGGTAATAACTCCTGTAAATTTAACAAAATCTTCGCTAGTTCCGCTAATCTCTAAAGATTCCAGAAATCCCTCACCTGCATCGCCCTCATTCGTATCTGTGTTTAGCATCGACCAGTCCATAATCTGTCTTGATCTGCCTAAGTCTTTTAGCTGATCCCAACCTATTATTGCCTGATCTGTTGAATAGACGGCTTCAAAACTAATAGAATAAGAATGCAACTGTGGTAACTGCTTCTGAGCCATATCTTGCGTTGACTTGCAAGTCTTAATAAAGCTGATATTTTCAGCTAGATTATTACTCAGCAAACAGCCAACTGGCGTATCATTTATATAAAGCATTAAATCAGTCATAGCCTGTTATATTACCACTAAATTTAATAAAATCCTGCACCTCACCTACTATCTCTAGATTCTCTATAAATCCTTGCCCTTGCTCACCCTCTATGCCATCGCCTGTAATTTCCCAGTCTATTTTAACTCTTTCAAGCGATTTTAAGCCTGTCCACGACATTATATTATTGTCGGTAGTCATAACACCCTCAAAGGGTATTGAGTAGGTGTAGAGCCTTCCTAATTGCGTCAGTCCGCCTGACTGCGAAGTCTTGCACGTTCCTAAAAAGGAAATCTGCTCAGATCTGCTTACAGAAGTCAAACACCCTACTGGCATATTGTTTATAAATAGCATCATGGTCCTGCTTTTACTGTTACTTTTGTTGTCGCTCCGTAATCTGGCACTAATGTATAATCTAAAGCAATCTCGTCATCTACTATCCTACCTAAAACTGCTTTACAGATGTTCTGCTGCAAGTCATAGTTTAAACTTAAATTCATAAAATAACCCTCTATTAAATTAATTGACCACCTCTGCAAAGGATTAAAGTAGCCAAATATAGAACCCTCAAACCTTACAAATGGTCCTGCATATAGTCTTTGTTTTTCTTCAACTGCAATCCGTAAAAATTCTTTATTAGCCTCATAAGGAACTGCTAGAATACTCTCAGATATTCCACGCCTTACCCATCGTTCTGTTAAAGTCACCTGATCATCTTGATAAATAGCGCCAACGTACATCTTATTAGGACTATCGCCATTGAAAACATTGATAGTTTCTGGCACAAAAGTAAACTTGCCTGTTTGCGTAGCCGTATGAATCTCACCTATTTCATCTCCAAAATCTAAAAATACATAGGCAGAAATTCTAGTATACACAATATTATATACAGTTCCTGATGGCGCTAATATTCTAAAAGTAACATTTCCACTTATAGGCACTGGATTAGATACAATTGTTTCCGTACCTCCTGCTCCAACTGTTGATCTAATTTGATAATAATTTATTCCTGGCTCTACTGGAGTTATTGCCCAGCTTCCATCTGCCTGTAAATAATGAGTGCTTAAGCCATCGTATAAACTAATTACAAAATTCATATCTGTACCAAATAGAGGATTTGGATTTTCATATTCAATGATAAACTTTACTCGCTCTTGTACAGTTATATTTAATGTTACCGGTATTAAATTATTATTTTCGTAATAGTCTGTCAATACAGGATAAGTGCCTCCCGTAGTGTAAAATATTACTCCCCCAGTTGGGTATAAACCTGCATACATTGTGCCTGTTTTAGTATAGCCGGGAATAGTAACAAAAGCACAAGGACCAATAGGATCCCCTCCGCAGGTTTGACCTGCACCTGCTAAATTAGGATTAGCTAACATTTCATCTGTATTTTCAATCTTACCATACAGATATGACATTGACGCATTTTTATATGGTCTGTCAATCATTTTCATCTGGTCAGTATTGATATGAAAATAAGGAGCTGCTATTATGCCCTCGCTCTCGCCACCCAAAACCAAATCTAAATTCTCGGTAACTGTCGGCTGATCATAAATCCTGTACCCATCTAAATATCTTCTAAATACTAAGTCACCGTCAACTGCTAACTCTGTCGGTCTATAAATATACCACTCGCCACCGCTTTGTATCATTACCGCAGTCCATTCCTCTAGTATTGATCTAAGCACATCTTCACAGTTCATTGGCGTAAACTGATCATCTTTTAGATAACGCTCTGCATTTACATAAGCCATGTCTAAAGGATCGTAAGAATCGCCTTGCGTCATGCTAGTTTCATAAATATTAACACAAGTATTTAGCACTAAACTAGGTGCATCTAACCTAACCAGACAGGCTTCTATGACCTCAATAAAACTCTGCTTACCTAAATAGAAATTACCATCATTCTGGACATAAGACAGATTTTTAAGCAACCCTAATCCATCAACTGCATTTACAGAGATAACATAAGGCGCAAAAGTAAAAGACTCCTGACATCCATCTGGAATGATAAAGCCTTGCCAGATTAAATCCTCAAAGCCTCCTGGACTAACATAACAAACACCTGCTGCATTTGCATAGGCTTGCCCCTCTGCCGTAAATCCGCTATCAGCATCTGCTAGAGCCTGAGCTGCTGCTTGACTTGTCACGCTATTGTAATTTTTAGTAAACACCTCTAAAGAACCCTCACCAGATGCGCAGGATGTTTCAAACACGGCTGAACGTATTGCCGTATAGGTTGTTGCTGAATATGTAGTGTAGGTTTCTATAAAAATATCAGTTGTCGGCACTAAGCTAACATCAATAGAAAACGGATAAGTTGTTGTCCTTTGTGTAGGCAGTCCAGTAATCTCTAAATTCATTCCCGGTATGCCACCCGCTGATGGTCCTGCTGCAAAAGGTTTTATTAAAACAGTATCGCCCTGATTTATCTCAAATGAACCTGATGCCGTAGTAAACTGTAAAACCTCGCTTACGCCATTAACAAATATTTCTAAATCCATCTCTGCTGCAACCTCACTCATGTCCCAGTTAACAGTCAAGGTGCATGGCTTTTGTTTACGATAAATCTGCACCATAAACTCACGCTCATTTTCTGTATATAAGTCCTCTAGCTCCAAGTTTTCAGTTGCTATTAGATTTAACGTACACTCAGAACCGATAATAGGCTCTAGCTTATTGCTAGATGTATTCTGATAGTTAATCTGTATAGGATTTTGTTGAGCATCAATTTCTATAGATGGACCTGCATAATCTAACTGCGAGATACTGCATAAGTATTCATCTGGAAAGCAATCGACTTTCCGAGTATCTCTGTCGCTATAAAACGTAAAATAATATTTTTGACTGTAACTCATGGTCCGAACCTCTGTAATTTTGCACCTGCTCTGTTTAACACACCGATTAAGTTAGTACCTGAAATCTCAAATACAACCCGACCACCGCCAAAGTCTTGAGCAGATCCTGCGGCACTTGTACTAATTGTTGATGATGCTTGTGGTATAGGTGCTTGTTGTTTCTTTTTAAATAAAGATGCAATCCCTGCTATTGCAGCAACTCCTGCTAAGATAGGTAACAATGCGCCTCCGGTTGCAGCCGTTCCAGTTGCTAATGCAGCAGTCCCACCACTTGCAGCTGCCGTTCCCCCAACTGCTCCTACTGCCTTTCCACCTATTCCTAATAGTGTGCTAATGCCACCTAATAAACCACCGCCTCCAGTTTTTTTACTTTGAGTAAAATCTTTACCTGAACTAATAGATAATAAACTTGTTACTTGCCTTGCTGCATCACTAGCAATTACTGAAAGTAAAGTATTTAATAATGCTTTGCCTAAGCTATCAAAAGATAGCTTACCATTCATTAAAATGTCATTAAAGAAAGTTTCAAAGTTAGTCTGTAATTTAGGCAATAATTGCTCATTGACATATATCTGAAAATCGGTTAATCCTAATTTTAAGGTATTGCCAAAATCTTTTGCAATTACTGGCGATGTAGCTGCTAATCCCTCAGCTATTCCAACTGCTGCATTTACGCCAACTTCCTTGCCTTGAGCCTTTATTTGATCTGGGCTAATAGCTAATAATTGAGTTTGTAGTTTCTTAATAATACTGCTATCAGCAGTAAATCCAATACCAATTAAATCATTTATTGCTTTTTTTAAGGCAGTTACTCTTTCTTCATTACCCTTTCCAAATGTTATACTAAAATCAGATGCTATTTGCTTAAAATCTAAACTTAATGCTTTTAATATATCTGATTGAGTTTTTATACTCTTATTTTCTTTATCTATTTTATCATTAAATTTAGGATCAATCTTAGATTTTTCAGTTGTTATAGATTTTTCAAGTTGTAGATTTTTATCTGTAAGTATGTTAGTGTCTGATGTTAGGTTAAAAATTTGCTTGTCAATTTCTTCTAACTTTTTCTTAGCTTTTATTTCATTATTTGTAGCCGTAATACTTCCTGTGCCATCTTGACCAGCAGCACCTATTGATGCTAAACTTATTGCAGTTGCTTTACTAACTAATGCTTGTTGTTTTAATTTTTCAGTAGTTAAATCAATTACTTTCTGCTCATTCTCTAATTGTCTTGTAGAATTTTTTGTAATTAAATCAGCAGCGGCTTTTGCTCTTGCATTAGCTAAAATAGATATAGTTAATAAATCATAAGCAGTTTTAGTATTACCACTTGCAGTAGCTTCAAATGCTAAATTTTTGAAATATGATGGGTATAATTTTTGCAGTTCTTCGTAAGCAGCTTTACGATTTTCTAGAGGAGAATTTTGATCCTTATACTGCTTAAAAAGTAGCGATAATGTGGTTAATTCTTCTTGAGCTGATGTAGCGCCTTTTAATTGTACTTGTTGTAATTGACCTAGAGTAGTTACATAATCATCTGCTGATTTTTTAGCATCATTAGTTGTTTTATTTGCTCTTTGCTGATATTGCTGATAAAATAATACTGCTGAACTTACAACTGACAAAGCAATACCTAAACCTGCAGGACCAATTAAAGATTGCCCTAATGCTTTTAATGCGCTGCTTGATGATCCTGTTTCTTGTTTTAATCTTTGGAATGATTCAAGTAAAGGATTTAAGTTGTTTTGTATACCAATAAATCCAAAAGGTGCATCTTGCGCAACCCTGCCTAAATTTTGCATAGCAAAGGCAGCAGAGTTTGCACCCTTGACAGTTGATCCGCCTAAAACTCCGGCAGTCTTAGATGCTTCGGCTGCAAACCCTTTTAATTTGCTTTCTGCACCCTTTAAATCTTTATCTAATTGCCCTAAAGGTGCGCCAATAGGTATTTCAATTCCTTGCATCTTCTAAGTATTTAAGCATCGCCTTATTCATTTGATCTTTGATTACATCCATGTCTGCTATCTCATCATTTTCGTAGATAAAAGCCATGAACTTTTTAAAACTAGGCATCCCTTTATTTACGTGAACTCTCATTCCGTTCCACGTTGACCAACCGATTCGCTCCCAGTCCTTTTTTTCTTTATTAAAAAAGCCTTGACACTTTAGAATGTATTGATTCCAGGTCAAGGCGTAAAAGTCTTTGGGCATCATTCCCATTTCTCCAAAAGCAAAAGTCAACACATCTTTATTCCAATTTAACTTTCCTGTTTGCTTTTTTTTTGCTCGGTTACCTCTGTATTTAATCCTAACACTCTAAATACTTCTTTAGATACTGTCAGGATAAACTCACCACCTGAGCCTCCAGAGTTATCAATCCAATCATGCACATCAAACTCCGTAAAGTCTACAATCTCGCCTTTTTTTAATATAGGGTAAGCCGATGCATGGTAAATAAACACTCTCAGGAACGGCAGTAATTGCTTACCTAACAAATCTGATAGATCAGTCACCGATGCATTAAAGTGAGTAAGCGTCTGCTCTAAAGCATAATTGCCAAAGAACATCTGCCTGTCGACCTCACCTATTTTGTACGTTAAATGTCCCTCCATTTAGTAACCAGGATATGGATCAGTTGTGGTAATATCGCCGTCACCTAGCAAAGTGCCTGTAAAGGTAATAAACTCACCCTCTGCGCCTGTAATTTCTAAAGCACTAAAGTAAGCATAGCCATACTGCTCTGAAAAGTTAGGATCTTCTGTTCCATCAGTTTTAAGTAAAGCTACTTGAAACTCGGTCAAAGTCTTTGCCCTTGCAATCGTAGATATACGATCCCATGATGCTTTAGCGGTATCGCCACCTGCGCCAACTGTATCTGTAAAAACACCCTCAAAAGGTATCTCAAAAGAATAGGTTGTTGGTTTGCGTCTGGTCACTCCAGGATCGCACTTAGTTACTGTTTCAGCAAAATCCCATGATTCGCTGATGCCGTTTGAAGTTAAACACGCTACTGGCTTCCATGCGCCACCTGTGCGTATGTAGAGCATGAATAGACTTCCTGCATAAAATTGTTCTGCTGCCATAATTAATCTCTATTTAATTTGTGTTGAAAAGTTAGTATGTATTGAAATATGTTTTCTGTTTCTGTTTCTAGTGTTACCTCATTTGTTAATAGTTGTAAGGTTTCAACATTTATAAAGTTAGACAAAGTTAAGTTAGTTACTTGAATCCTATTTTGTATTTCTTCGCTTATTACCATTGCAAAACTCAAATCGCCATTACCATTCGGGTATTTGGTTACTATCTGCACGTTTATAGTACAAATATACCAATATCCGCACTTTGTTTGTTCTTGTAATCTAGTTTGGCTTGATAATATTACATATTTAGCCGGTACATTCTTTAAAGGTGCTGATTTACTGTATACTGGAATAGTCACGCCACCAACTATTAAATTGGCTAGAGCGCTCTTATATGCGTTTAGTATTGATAAATTAGCATCTTTCATTTCTCAAATGTAATTATTTTTTTGCATTATATTTTCGTGTTTGTACTTCAAGAACTTTTCTTAAAGTTTTAGGATATTGCTGAATGCCCTCTAAGTAGCTAGGAATAAAAAAAGGCTTAGCCCCATAATCTCGCTTCCTATTTTTTTTGCCCCTAAAAGGTTCTGCTAAATATGAAAACCCATTTGGTATTATAACTCCATCGCCAGTACCAAATTCAACGTAAGCTGCATAAGGAGCATTAGAAAAAAAGAATGAACGATTATAACCTACTCTAGCAGTTGTTTTACCAATAGATAATCTTAACTGACCTTTATCTACGCTATTATTGCTTGTAACTCTTAACTGAGCCGCAGTTACCATGCCTTGCGTAGTTTCGTTAGTTACCGCAACCGCTAACCTATTAGCATCGTGACCAAAGGCAGAAATCTGAGATAGTAATTTAGAAATATTTATTTTAGCTGCCATTATTATCATCCGTGACGGATGCCAGTATCTCATAAAATCTGAATGTATCATCTACATTCCTAATTGAATGAATCGTGAAAAAATTTAACTCATACAGAATCCTCATGTCCTTAGTAGGTGCAAAGTCTTTTCTATACCGGATTGTAAACCTAAAGACCTGATTTATGACTTGTTCTTGCGCTTGTA